CTCTGGCGGCGCAGCGACATCGATGCGGCCCGGGTGACGGAGGTGCCCGATCAGGCCCGCGTGATTGTCGCGGTGGATCCGCCGGTGACGGGTCACAAAGGTTCGGACGCCTGCGGCATCGTCGTGGTGGGCCTCGTCACCGATGGCCCGGTGCGCGACTGGCACGCGGTCGTGATCGAGGATTGCAGCGTCGTGGCGGCAAGCCCGATGACCTGGGCCAAGGCTGCGGTGGCGGCCTATCGGCGACACGGGGCCGACCGGATGGTGGCCGAGGTGAACCAGGGCGGCGACATGGTCGCGACGATCATGCGCAGCGTGGATCCGTTGGTGAACTTTCGCCCGGTGCGGGCCACGCACGGCAAGACTGCGCGGGCCGAACCGGTCGCCGCGCTCTACGAGCAGGGGCGCGTGGCGCATCTGGGTGTGATGCCCGAGCTCGAGGACGAGATGTGCCTGATGACACGCGCAGGTTACGAGGGACGGGGCAGTCCCGACCGCGTCGACGCGCTCGTCTGGGCACTGACGGACGGGCTGCTTCTGCCGTCGATGCGACGGCTGAGCCCGGGCATCCGGGTACTGTAACGCAGACAGGACGAGAGGGCGCCACGGCGCCATGAACCGGTGCGAGCGGGTCGTAGCGGACCTTAAGGTATGACTTCAGGAGAGAAGCGCATGATACCGAGTTTCTTGCGAAAGCCATCCCAGGCGATGCCCGAGCGAAAGGCTTCGGCCGCCGCCCGGGTGGCCGTCTGGGGTCAATCGGGGCGTGTGGCGTGGAGCCCGCGGGATACCCCCTCGCTCACCCGGAACGGCTTTCTGGGGAACCCGGTGGGCTACCGCGCCGTGCGCATGATTGCCGAGGCGGCCGCCGCGCTGCCGGTGATCTGCCAGGACGTGACGCGGCGATACGACACGCATCCCGCACTCAGCCTGATCACGCGCCCCAATGCCGGCCAGGGCCGGGCCGACCTCATGGAGGCGGCCTTTGTCCAGCTTCTCCTGTCGGGCAACGCCTACCTCGAAGCGGTCTGTCCCGAGCCGGGCTGGCCGGCGGAGTTGCACGTGCTGCGCTCGGACCGGATGAGCCTCGTGCCCGGCGCCAATGGCTGGCCCATCGGGTACGATTACACCGTGAGCTCCCGGAAGCACCGTTTTGCGCCCGAGCTCATCTGTCACATCCGGTCGGTCCATCCGCAGGACGACCATTACGGTCTGGCGCCGCTGCAGGCCGCTGCAACGGCGATCGACGTCCACAACGCGGCCGCTCGCTGGTCGAAGGCGCTTCTGGACAACGCGGCGCGCCCCTCCGGTGCGATCGTCTATCGCGGCGTGGATGGCGACGGTGCGATGAGTTCGGACCAGTTCGAGCGGTTGCAATCGGAGCTCGAGACGCATCACCAGGGCGCGCGCAATGCCGGGCGGCCGATGCTCCTGGAAGGCGGGCTCGACTGGAAACCGATGGGGTTTTCGCCGTCGGACATGGAGTTCCAGAAGACCAAGGAGGCCGCGGCGCGCGACATCGCGCTGGCGTTCGGGGTGCCGCCCATGCTGCTTGGCATCCCCGGCGACGCGACATACGCAAATTACGCAGAGGCGCATCGGGCCTTCTACCGGCTCACGGTCCTGCCGCTGGCGCAGAAGGCGTTCGCCGCCCTGTCGCACTGGCTTTCGGTCCTCGGTGCCGATCCGGTGGAGCTGAAGCCGGACCTCGACCAGGTGCCGGCGCTTGCGGCCGAGCGCGACGCCCAGTGGCAGCGGATCGCCCAGGCCGACTTCCTCACCGACGCCGAAAAGCGCCGACTTCTCGGTCTGCCGGAGCACCTGGAGGGATCATGACCTCACGACCGACCATCGGAGGGTCGCGTTACCTTTACGCGCCCTTCGACGCGGCAAACGCGCGGATCGAGGCAAACGAGCGTGTGCAGGACGAGAAATGGCAGGCCCTCACCTTTCGGCTCGAAAGGATGGAGGCGGCCCTGGAGCGGCTCGAGCGTCGCTTGTGGCTGGCGGTCTACGGGGTCGCCGCCGTCATCCTGACCGAGGCGTTCAGCCAGTTGATACAGATGAACACGACCTTCTAAGGACCAGAAGAAAATGTATAATGTGACAACCAGCCTCGAGACGAAATTTTGCCGCTTCGACACCACGCCGAAGCTTTCGGACGGCAGCCGGATCGAGGGTTACGCCTCGCTTTTCGGAGCCACGGACCAGGGCGGCGATATCGTGGAGCCTGGCGCCTATGCCCGAAGTCTCGAGGCCGACCGCCGGGTGAAGATGCTCTGGCAGCATGACCCCTGCGAGCCGATCGGCATCTGGGATCACGTGCAGGAAGACGGCAAGGGCCTCTACGTCAAGGGTCGGCTTCTCGACAGCGTGATGCGCGCCCGGGAGGCGGCGGCGCTGATCGAGGCGGGAGCAATCGACGGGCTCAGCATCGGCTATCGTACGGTGCGAGCTCAGAAAAACGACAAGGGCCAACGGCTCCTGTCGGAGGTGGAGCTTTGGGAGGTGTCGCTTGTCACCTTCCCGATGCTTCCCCAAGCGCGACTGTCCGGGGCGGGGGCCGATGCGGCCAAGGCCGAGGATCTGCGCGACCTGGCGACGGTGTTCGAAAACGCCCGCCGCAACCTGGCGGCGCGTATCGCCCGCTGAGCAACCAACCCCACGAGGTGATGCGATGACCGAGACCGATGCGACGGGCCCGGGGGGCCGGTCCGTGACCGACGTGAAGGCCGCCATTGAAGGCTTTCTATGTCAATTCAACGAACTCCAGGACGACATGAACC